TTTAGTAATATCATCAATATATTCAACTGAAGCAAAGTTTCCCTTTTCTAACATAACTTCCAGTTTTCTACGAAGTTTTCTATTACTTATTAAAAGATTATTTGAGATAACTAAGTCTATATAGTCTTTGGTGTCTTTTAGTTCATCTAATTTGTCTATATCTTCTTCAGTGACAACTCTGAATTTTCTAAACACAGGTGAATATTTATTTGGAATAAAATCAATTTCAGTTGTATCTAAATTAAGTACAGTAATTCCTTTTTGGTCTCCCATATCATTTCTATCCATTTGATATGGAGAACCGATAAAAGTAAAGTTTTCATTAGATTGACGAATGTGTATGTGTCCCGAAAAAACATGATTGTAACCCTTAAATTCTCCGACATCAATTTTATCAGGATTTCTATGTGCAACAGAATTTAAGTGCATTCTACAACCATTCAAATCAGAGTGACAAAATAGGTAGTCTCCTGGATTTTGACTTATTTGTTTAATCATATCAAGTCTTTTTTCAACCCACGGCATTAAAACTAATTTTTTACCACCGACTTCAATAGTTGTTGTATCTGTATAAACACTTACATTTTCAACGTGATTAAATAATCTGACTGAGTTTATATCATTTGTTCCTTTGTTCCACAAATCGTGATTTCCTACTATTATGTGTAAAGGTAAAATTTTAGCCAATTCTAACAGTATTTTTTCAGCTTTATATGAAGCGATTATAGGAATAGATGTTCTGTTATCATATAAGTCACCACAGTGTATTAAAATATCACCTGGTTTATAATTTTCTTTGATATAGGGAATAAAAGAGTTATAGAAGTAGTCTTCCATCATATCTAACCATTTGTCTAAATTATTTAGATATACTCCAAAATGCCAGTCTGTTGTAATAAAAACTTTCATTTTTAATGATTTATTTTATTTTTTATATGAAATAGTGACATTTAAGTTGATAAATAGCAAAATATTGATTTTTTGAAATAATATATACTTTATATTATAATTAGTGAAAACAAGAGAAAAATTTTTATTAATATATAATATATAATTTGAAAACAAATTAACTAAAAAATAATAAAAATAAAATGCCTTTACCTCATTTTACCCAACTTTTAAACACAGGTAGCCCAGGTGGTCCTGGTACGTTACCAGATGAAGTAGTTTACACTAACTTGTTTGAGATAACATTTGTTCTTCCTGTTATTTTACAGGCTCAGGCAAGAAATCCAGTTTTGTTATTGGAAAATGCAACAACTGTTGACTTGAATTTAACAGAATTTGATGTTACTACTAAAGAACAAAGATTTAAATACTCAACAAGAGCTTTCTTGACAACTCCTACTAAAACTACTATTGATTTTAGTATTAAGTTTAATGTTAATGTTAATCAACAGGGTTCTATGGAGGTTTGGAATACTTTGAAAGCTTGGTATGATTTAGTATTTAACTCACAAAATGGTTCTCTTCACTACAAGAGTGATATTATTGGAACTATTATTGTTAATCAACACGATAAAAAAGGTGTTGTTCTTAGAAGAGTAACTTATCAAAACTGTCAAATTAAAAAAATAGGAGGTGTTGCACTTGATTGGGCATCAAACAACATCATTGAAAATTTACAAGCTGATTTTGTTAGTGACTACTTTATTGATGAATACATCGATCAAAACTTCACTATCAATCCACCACTTATTTCTGGATATTAAAAAAGAAACCCACTTTAAAGTGGGTTTTTTTATGTTTTATATTTTAGGAATATTTGCTGTAAAACTTGAAGCATTTCTCATCATTGAATTCGCATCAAAGTTTGGCATTGAGCTCTGTTGATTTTCTTCTTCTTTCTTCCTATTATTCTCTTCTTCTTCTACAATTTCATTCACCAGTTTGATATTTTCTTCAAATAACCAAAAAGGCCATTTATCCATAGACTCTTCTTGAACATGGAAGTGTTTCTGAAGTAATAATTTATTCTTTAATATATGCTTCAAAGGCATCATGAATAACGAAAATACTTGAGGCTCCGTTGGGAAATTGCATATCCGTGTGGATCTCCTCACCACACGTACATTTTTTCTTTAATTCCTTAATACCAAAAGTCATTTTAGAAACCGCTGAATTTAAAAACTGGAATGAAATATCATCCATTTGCTCAAATTCTTTTAACTTAGCTTTGATTCCTTCATATGTAATTGAATTTCTTCCTGGAAGTGTGAATGGAATAATCTTCAAAAATGCTAAATTAGGATTTCTTTTTTCTTCATTTTCTTTAATGATATATTCTGTAAATGATTTTTGAAGTCCAATGTTTGGTGGACATAATTCAAATTCATTATTATTAATTGTTGTAAAGAAATAACTTCTCGTGGAACGTGAAAAATATTTGTCTAATTTTTCATCAATTTTGTGATAAACAAAATTATCTCTTTTTAACTCAATTGAAAATTCTTCTCCACAAGTACATCTTACTTTACCAGTTTGAAGTGTGTTACCTTGTTGGAAAGTTAAATCTCTTATAAGGAATATAAGTGGAAATCTATCTTGGTCTTTTACTTCAAGATAAGAAGCGACTCTTCCATCAGGATATTTAACCCTTACACAAGCTTGTAACATATCATTCATTTTTTCAATGATGTCATAGAAGTTGTTATCATCAACCATAGAATAAGATTGAATTTCACGAATTTGAGCTGCTCTAACCATAAGAACAGTTCCTGTTGGATAGAATTCACCACAAGGTAATTCATTAATATCAAAACTTAGATATTGTAAATCTGTTGTTCTTGTTGAATCTTTAGTTCCTGTATCTTGAACATTTTGAATTTCACCGTTTTCTTTGAAGAGATTTTTTTGAGCATCTATTTCACTAAGGTGTTTCTTTAAGTAGTCTTCTTCGCTCATTTCATTATCGATAGGCATAAAATTTAGTTATTTTTTAAATATATATTAGAGTCAATATTTTTCCTCCTACTTTATAGGATTTTTAATTCAAAAAGTTTCTAATTTAATTAATAAAAGTGCATAAAAAAAGAGAGATTTCTCTCTCTTTTTTTTAATATTAAATTCAATTTTAAGCTGTGATGAATCCACCTGCGTCAATTGCTCCAGTTCTAAGTATTGTAATGTTATTTACAATGATACCCATACCTTTAATTGGTTCAACATAAGTATCTAAAACTCCAATCTGGTTATCAATAATCTCTGAAGTGTTATTCTCTTCATCCATTTTATTGAAGTAATTGTAAAGACCTGATTTACTTACATAAGTTTCACAGATAACGTCAGCTCTTAATTTAATTTCAGCTCTTACATCTGGTGTATTGAATTTCCATTGATAATCAAGTAACATTCTTGATAATTCTCTTTCAAGTTCAATAAGTACCTCTCTAACGTGTAAGTAAGAAAGTGCAGATTTGTAAAGAGTTTGAGCTGTGTTTTCAGTCTCAATTATATTTCCTCTATTTCTTTTGAATACAATTGGGTTCATTTGAGCCTGATTGATGTATTCAATGTCAGTTGGAGTGAAATCCATTTCAGTTTTAACAATGTTAGTAATTCTACCATTTGTTACACCCGCTGCAATCGTCCAAGGTGTTATACCACTTACATTTGAGTTTTGTTTTCTCATATAAGTTGTAGCAACCCAAGCTGATGGTGGAATATCTGTCGGTCTTCCATTATCATTTACAGTTAAATAAGGCATAAAGTAACCAACTGAAGTTGAACCAGGTCCATCACCGAATGAGTAAAGGAATGCTGGAGAACTATTTAAGTCACCACCTGCTGCTACATAATCTAATCTAAGACTTCCATATGTAGGAGATGTTATATCATTATCCATAAATGATGGAGAACTTGAGTTTTTGAAAGACTTCATTGAAGGCATGTTTATGAATCCTAAAGCGTCTAATCTATATCCACAGATATCAACTAATTGTTGTTTAGAACGTTCAGTTAAACCTAAACCAAAACTATCAACTAAATATCTAAAGTCAATTGCTTCTTTGTTAGTAGCTGCTTTAAATAACGGAGTTCCTTTAGCAACTAAGTTTAGAATTTCATTTTGTCTTTCTTCTGTTCCATCAGGAAGAGAAGCTTGTCTGATTCTAAATCCTTTAAGTGATATAGCATTATAAGTAGAAACATAGTTTTCCATAATAGTATATCTTGTTGCTTGATATGAAGAACCTGAGTAAAGTTTTTCAATTCTTGAATCACAAGTAATCTCAACAAGTGAAGTGTCTCCACTATATTGTTTTTTACTCAAAATTCTTGTTAATTTTCTTGGAGCCTCACCAGCAACTAAAGCAGTTGGGTCATAATAAGCTGAAAGGAAATCTCCAACTCTTACCTCAGTATATCTATCAGCACTTACAAGAATCTTATTTGGAACTTCAACATAACCTGTTGGTAATTCTATTTCAATTGTTTGTTTAAAGTTAGACTTAGCTGACTGAACATAGAAAGTATTATTTTGAATTGGATCAACCACTGGACTATTTCCAGTAAAGTCTGAATCACTCCAGAATGATGCTTCTAATACACCACTTCCATCAAGATACATTTTAAGATAATGTTGTCCAGTATCTCCTGCATCATAAATTGTTAACACATTGTCTAATTCTTCGTAAACAACTTCTTCGTTTACTTGATAAGCCCAATATCCAGTTCCATAACCTAAAGCTTGTGCTAAGTTATATGAATCATTTGATGTAATTGTAAATGTTCCTTTGTTTAATGTAGAACTTGGTACAATCAATTTTTGATAAATTCCGTAAGCTGGATCATTTGCTGTATTAAATATTATAAAATTATATCCAGCGTAAGATGAAGTAGCACTCATTGCTCCTGAATTTCCATTAGTTCCATCTTCTCCATCTATAAAGATTACTTTATCAAATCCTGTTTCATTTGTAATAAGATTTTGAGGAACTAAGTTATTATAGAAATAATCTCCAGTGTTCATTGAACCATCAAAGAATCTTGTATAGAACTTAGAGTATTCACCAGCAACTCCCTCAGAAGTTGTCGCAACCGCCTCTTTAGTTTTTACAGAATCTTCACCCATAATAAACTCGTTATCTAAGGTATAGATTACAAAGTATCCATTTACGATATCTTGTAGTTCAGAATTTGATAATCCTGTATCTAAAACAAAAGATTTATTTTGAGTTGAGCTTGTAACTATGTTACTTATAGTCATATCTTTCATAGATACTTTTCTATATCCATTTGTAGGACCTAAGTTAATTACCATTTTTTCTTTATTCGAAGAATCTATAAGGTCAACAATTCTATTAAATTGTTTTACTCTTCTGTAAGCTTTATAGTTAGATGTAGTTGTTACAGTATTAGTATTCATAAACTCAACTTTAATCTGACCCGCTGTACTTTGAGTAGCAATGTAAAAATCGTGAGTTGAACTTGTCCCGAACATAAAGTCGTTTAAACCATGTGTGTTAGTAGTTGTTCCAACAGTTACGTCTGAGTAGGATATTGAACTTGTAGCGAAAAAACCGTTTATCACAGAGAATGTCATATAACCAAGTACTATATCACTTGCATTCACAGATGGGAATGTTGGTGAAGTAGCGTCTCCAGTTAAATTATTAACAACTGACATAGTTCCTGTTGAATCTAATCTAAATACAGAAGCGTATGAAAGAGTTGCTCCTGAAACTGGGTATTGGCTACTTTTTATAGCAAAAGATGCAGTAAGTGAAACTGGTACTTGTTGGTCGCCAATTACAGCGTAAGCATCTGGTGAAATTAAACCAAATCTAATGTTGATGCTAGCGGTTGTTGAATTAGTAATCACATTGTTTGTTTCTCTATAAACATCATAAGTATATCCTTC